AAAACAAACAAGTTTAAGATCATCAGATGAAAAAGGTAACAAAGCAAATGGTAACTTTATAAATCTTCCATACAATGCAGATGGTAGAAGAGCATTAGCACCTGATGGAACTGAAATGTCTTTGGACATGTTTGTAAAATGTATTGAACTCAATGCAGTAAATAAAAAACAATTAAAAGACATACAAGATAAAATTATTTCAGATGAATTAAAAGGCAGCGGTGAAGAATTTAAAGATGGTCCGCCTTGTCTTGGAGTTTTGACAAAAGAAATAATGACAGATGATAGAGACAGATTCTTATACAATTATATGGTTTTTGCTAAAAAGAAATACAAAGATAATTGGAAAGATAAGATAGTTGAAGCAGCTAGAAATTATTTTAAGTTTGACTCAAAATGGACAGATGATCATGTTAAAACAAAAATTAAAAGTTGGGACAAAGAAACAAAAGGTTATCAATGTAATGGAGAATTACTATCACCAGTGTGTATTAAACCAGTTTGTTTAAAAAGAAAGTTTGGAGTCTTATCAGATGATAAACCCGTATGGCCTAGGATGTCAGCACTACAAAAAATAAATTATAAACCTACACCAGAATGGAAATTTACTGTTGAAAGAGAAGATGGTGAAACAGTTCAGGTCCACGCAAAAGATATTTATAAATTAGAAAGTCAAAAAGCATTGCGAGCATTAATGATGGAACAAGCATTTGTGGTTCCACCAAACATAAAAGGTAATGACTTTATTGAATTAATGAAATTATTATTCGATAAAGAAAAAGTAGAAACTATTGAACCAGTAGAAGGTACAAGTCCTATGGATATTTTATTAAAGAACTTAGAGAAATATATCTATGGACCAAAAGCTACAACATATAAATCATTCGAAAGTGGTAAACCTTTAGTTGATGAGAAGTATGCGTGGTTTGTCTACGATGAATTTTATTCTGATTTAAAAACAAAAGAATGGAAGACAGATCCGCAAAGAACTTCTTATATGATTAAAGAATTATTTAAGACAGAAGACAAAGATAAGAAAGCTTTATTTAATAAACCAAAAAGATTTCCTGGAAAAGATAAGGATGATAAATATTTTCCTCCAATAAAAGTTCTTAGAATCCCTTTACATATTTTTGAAGAAAGAAGAGAGATAGAAGAGATTGTAGACTTTGAAGATGAAGAGGATATCGTTTAATGATTTATAAGATATATGGACCTCCAGGTACAGGTAAAACATATAGATTGATATCGAGAGCAAGAGCATACGCAAGAGTAGGTACACCTTTACATAAGATAGGTTACTTTGCATTTACTAAAAAAGCTGCGAGTGAAGCAAAGAAAAGAATGCCAGCAGAAGATAAAAAATTATTTTATTTTCAAACACTTCATTCATTTGCATTTAATATTTTAAAACTAAAAGAAGAAGATGTAATGCAGCCATACCATTATGAGAGCTTTGGTAAGAAACTAAATGTCAAAGTAAAGTATTACGATAGATATAACAAAGAAGAATCTCATTTTTTAACTTGTGATAATCCATACTTTCAATTGATACACAGAGCTATTAACAGATGTGTAGATATAAGAGAAGAGTTTGATCGCGGTGAACATAATTCAAAAGAAGTTGAGTGGGAAATGTTAAAACATATTGCTGATAATTACGTTGTATACAAACAGAAGAAAAAATTAATTGATTTCAATGATATGATTGAAATGTTATTAGAAGAAGAAATAAAGATTCCAGAGTTTGATGTAGTGTTTATTGATGAAGCACAAGATTTATCACCATTACAATGGAAGCTGTATGATATATTAAAAAAGAAGAGTAAAGATATTTATCTTGCAGGCGATGATGACCAGGCTATCTTTGCCTGGGCTGGCGCTGATGTTAATAGATTTATTAATGAACCTGCAAAAGAAAAAGTATTACATAAATCAAGAAGAATATCTAAAGCCATACAAGAACAATCACAAATGTGTATTGAAAACATTGTAGGTAATAGAAAAGAAAAGAAATATTATCCAAGAGATTATGAAGGTAACTGCGAAGAGATTGCTAACCTAGATCAGGTAGATTTATCCACAGGTAAATGGTTAATACTTACTAGAACAGTATCTAGATTACTAAAAATAGAAGAACAACTTAAAAAACAAAACATATATTTTGAAAGTAATCGAGGTAAAAGCGTCAGGGTTCGGGCATACAGGTCTATTAAAAACTATGAACTACTACAAAAAAATATTGAGTTAGATGAAAAAGATTTAAAAGACATAACAGAATACACAGGCACGGAAAAATTTAATTTAAAAAAAGATTGGTATGAAGCTTTTCAAAATGTCGAACAAGAAGACAAAGATTATCTTTTAGGTTTGATAGAAGCAGGAGAAGATTTAGATAAACCTGCAAGAGTTTGGACATCAACTATTCACGCAATCAAAGGTGGTGAACAGGACAATGTTATTTTATCTTTAGACTTGGGAGATAAAATATTAAAAGCAATAAAGAAAAGTCAAGACAAAGAAGATGAAGAACATCGAGTTTGGTATGTAGGTGTTACTCGTGCAAAAAATAATTTATATAAACTAAAAGCAAGAATGGAAAGGAAAGGATATAAACTATGACAGATAGTAGTATATTTGATGGTACTAAAGGACCACAAGAAAAACAAATTGGCGGATCACATTATAAAAAATTTCATATTCAACCTTATGAATTTATATCAAAGAACAAGTTATCATTCTTCCAGGGCAACGTTGTGAAATATGTGTGTAGATATTTAAATAAAAATGGTATACAAGACTTAGAAAAAATAATTCACTATTGTGAATTAGAAATTAAAACAATGAAAGACCTTAAAAAGAAATGAATTGGTTTAGAGAACAAGCAAAAATAGTAGAAAAGAATTTTGCAAAAAATTTAAAAGAAGTTGAATGGGCAAATGATAAGCAAGATATGTTTGAACATTGGGATGTAAAGGGTTTATTTAAAGGTGAAGTTTTAAAATTTGATGTTAAAGGAAAGAAAAAAATAAATAGGGCTGATGTTAATTCACAAGATGAAATAGCTTGGATTGAAGGAACAAACGTTTGGGGTAAACCTGGATGGATAAAAGGTAAAGCTGACTACATTGTTTTTGAAAGAAATGATTACTGGTTAGTTGTAGATAGAGAAGAACTTTATGATCACGTTGTTAAAAAAGTAAAAGAGAATGGTGTGCAAAAAGGTAGGGGTATATATAAAGTCTATCAACGAGCAGGAAGACAAGACAAAATAACTATGGTGCCATTTGACAACATAGAAAAATTAATCAACATACATAAGGTTCAAAAATGATACTACCACAAACAGAATGGATAGCTCCAAAACAATTTCCAGACTTATCTAAACATGATGAGATAGCAATCGACTTAGAAACACGTGATCCAAATTTAAAGAAACTAGGATCAGGATCTATTATTGGTATGGGTGAGATTGTGGGTATAGCTGTAGCTGTTGAAGGATGGAAAGGTTATTTTCCAATAGCTCACGAAGAAGGACCCAATATGGATAGAAAGAAAGTTTTGGATTGGTTCACTGATGTTTGTGCTTTACCTTCTAAAAAAGTATTTCATAATGCAATGTACGACGTATGTTGGATACGTAAATTAGGTATAAAAATCAATGGTTTAGTGTTAGATACTATGATTGCAGCTAGTCTTATAGATGAAAATAGATTTTCTTACACACTAAATACTTTGTCTTGGGCCTTCTTAAAAAAAGGTAAAAACGAAGCAAGATTAACTGAAGCTGCAAAGTCAAGAGGATTAGATCCTAAAGCGGATATGTGGAGACTACCTGCTATGGAAGTTGGAGCATACGCAGAACAAGATGCTCAATTAACTTTAGAACTATGGCAGTTGTTTAAAAAAATAATTCAAGAACAAGATCTACAGAATATTTTTAATCTCGAAACTGAATTGTTTCCTTGTCTGGTTGACATGAGATTTCTTGGGGTGAAGGTGGACGTTGAAAGAGCTCACAAATTGAAGCGAGAGCTAGCGATACAAGAAGAAATGTTAATCCACAAAATAAAAAAAGAAAGTAACCAAGAAGTTCAACTATGGGCAGCAGCAAGTATTGCCAAAGTTTTTGACAACTTGAACTTATCTTATGACCTAACTGAAAAAACAAAAGCACCTTCTTTCACTAAAAATTTTATTACAAACCATAAACATCCTATAGTACAGATGATAGCAGAAGCTAGAAAAATAAACAAGGTGAGAACAACGTTTATTGATACCATTATTAGTCATGAACATTGTGATAGAATTCATGCAGATATAAATCAAATTAGATCTGATGATGGCGGGACGGTGACTGGAAGATTTAGTTATTCGAATCCTAACCTACAGCAGATACCTGCCAGGGATCCAGTAACAGGCCCCATGATTAGATCTTTATTTATACCTGAAGATAATTGCAAGTGGGGTTGTTTTGATTACTCGCAACAGGAACCAAGATTGGTTGCACACTATGCTTTGAGATTTGAATTACCCTCTGTAAATACAATTGCAGATTCATATGATACAGATCCATCAACAGACTTTCACAAAATAGTTGCAGAGATGGCGGAGATTCCAAGATCAGAAGCTAAGACAATTAATCTCGGATTGTTTTATGGTATGGGTAAAGCAAAACTTCAAGCAGAACTTGGTGTATCAAAAGATAAAGCTGATGAATTATTTCAAAAGTATCACAACAAAGTTCCATTTGTTAAACAGTTAATGAATAAAACTATGAGAGCTGCAGAAAATAAAGGTCAGGTAAAAACTTTATTGGAAAGACGTTGTCGTTTTCCTAAGTATGAACCTATATTATCTGGATCTGATTGGGGTAAGTATGTACCTGCAGAAGATGAAGAAAGAATGTTGCAATTACAAAACATGGGTGAATGGTTAAAAGATGATGATGGTGAATTTGTTTTAGATGATAAGAGACAAAAAAAGAAAAACTATTGGCATAAAAATTCAGCACGTAGAGCATTTACATACAAAGCTTTGAATAAACTTATTCAAGGTAGTGCAGCTGATATGACTAAACAAGCTATGGTCAAGCTTCACAAAGAAGGAATCTTGGCTCACATACAAGTTCATGATGAGTTAGATTTTTCTATTGAGTCACAAAAACAAGCTGATAAAATAAAAGAGATTATGGAATCTGCAGTTGACTTAGAAGTACCTAACAAAGTAGACTATGAATCAGGTCCCAATTGGGGTAATATAAAGTGATAAATTATGGCTTACTTAAACGCAAATATTCCTGTACAATACGCGCAAATAAAAAGGGAGTATTTATATGATCTTAAAAAACATCACGGAGAAGTTGAAGACTGCATTGTGTTTGGTCTTAGCTGTATTACAGGTAGGGCTATCTTATGGCATGCACTTATGGAAAATGGTGCAATCTTTTATCGTCTCCCAATTACGGCTTTTATTCAACGTGGTTATGACCCCAAGTCTGTTCCACCCAAGAGACTTGATGAACTGGAGCTTTGGAATTCTTTTAGTTATTATCCTGCTGTTACTACTTATGATATTTTAGGTGGCCAACACGGAAAATATATAGGCAAAGATAAAAAGTGGCATCACGGCAGTTACTTATTCACAGTTGACTTTGCACATCCAGAGAGTAATATAGTAGACACCGATCACTCGGAAGTACCGCACGAACATAAGTGCGCTCATATATTGGCGTTGGATGACGGCAATTATGCGGCTCAGCCAAATAATAGATTAATCTGGGACATACCTTCATTTACAGTTAAGGATGATACTCCTGACTGGAAAGTACAAACTAATGAATGGAACGTAGAAGACTCAGGTAAATGGAGAACAGAAGACACTGATAATTTCTTTTATGAAATGGAGGAGAAGAAAAAATGATTTGTATTGAATGTGAACACGTTTGTCATTGTGGAGACAAGTGTCCAGGATTACCTGAAGAAGGTGGTTGTGGATGCGCAATTTGTATCCATCCTATGACTTGGTGGAAAAAAATTATTAACTATTTAACATAATGAATTTAGCAGATTTATTAAAAAAGAATTTTGTATTAGTACCTGTAGTTGCATCTGTATTAGTTGGAACGTTCACAGGCGTTCGTTATATTGTTAATCTTACAGATACTATCAACACTAACCAGCAAGAAATTGTAGATCTTAAAAGAGATTTAAAAGTTGCTGAAGATAAAATTGTAGATCAAAACACAAGACTAACTTCTGCAGAATCTACTTGGCAGATGGCGGAAAATTTATACAGACAATTAGCAGATCAAGTCAGAGAACACGACTATGATATTAAGGATTTAAACAGGTAATGTATGGAGGTTCTCAGGATGAATTATTATTTTACAGGATTAATTATTCTAGCTCTTACAATTTTAGCGTTGTTTGTAGAACCTGCGTATCCTAAAAACGAATATCTTAACGACTATGGTGTAAGATGTGGAGAGTTTGAAGTAAGAACTGATAAAAGAGAAACTGATTATAATTATTCTGACAGTAGCACGAATGAACAACAATACTTAAGTTTTACTTATAGAAAATATTTAGGCACAGATTGTAAAACAGCAAAAGAAAACGTAGCAATCAAACAACAATTAGAGTTAATGAAGATGTGCGGCAGGGTTAATAGTAATCCAAGTCTTGCACAAAATGAAAACTTTAGATTGTTAGTATCTAAGTGTAGAGGTGTGACTCCCGCAAGAGATAATACTAGACCTGAAAATGCTAAAAGTCTTTGGGATGATATGAAAGATGATTATAAAAAAGAGAACCCAGACGTCAATTTAATGGGAGATAAGTTTATAAAATCAAAGAAAAGCAAGTTGAAAATACCACCAAAAGACTTTATACTTCCGAAACCAAAACCTAAAAATGAAGATTAGTGAAAATACATCTGTAAGTATGCCAGTTAAAAATATGCTGGCAATCGTAGCTGGAGTCGCTATGGGTGTCTTTGCATATACAGAAGTTACAGCTAGACTTACATCATTAGAAACTTCACGTGAGCTGTTCCAGGCAGATTTATTAAAGAAGAGTGAACAAAAACCTACGGACCAAGAACAATTTATGTTGATAGAATCTTTGTTTGAAGATGTAGAAAAATTAATTAAAAACCAAGAACAAAATATGACAAACAAAGTTAATATAGAATTTCTTAAAACACAATTAGAAAAATCATTAGCTGATGTAGAACAGTTAAAAGATAAGGTAAGAGCAAATGGCAACGGGACGCATTAATAGACAAATTATAGATTACATTGATTCGATGGAT